GCCGGACCTCCTGTGTCAAGAGACTCACTCAAGACATTATTCAAGAATAATTGCTTGGTCTCTTCATAGTTACAAAGACCTTTAGTCGTATGCAAACTCAGTATAACTCTACTGAAGGTCTCTTTACCATACTTTTTAATATCTTCTTTTAACTCAGGACAAGAACCATAATACTTTTTCCAATCCGATTCTTGTTTTACTTTTCTCTTTTTTCCTGGTGGTTTTCTAAACGACCAAAAGTATTTCCTTCCAAGATATTTACGGTTGGTGGAAACGTTGGTAATACAGTAAACAAAACCAAAATACTCATGAATAGCATCAGAGTCAAAAACTTTCCCATCATAAGTCCATGGGTTTTCATAGCTCATCTAGTAGAACTCAATGAGCTATTATTTATCTTCAATGGAGACAAACCTAGTCTAGCAATAAAAAAGCAGGGTGTCAAGCCCTGCTGTGTATTATGTAAGTTTTATATCAGTCCTTAGGCATCTTAGCACCCGACTTATGACGGGTTATGCCTGCAGAGTCAACATAAGTTTCTCTTTCTCTTCTGGGGGTCACATAACCAACTCCAGGAACTGCACCAGTCTTACCGGCATCTCTAGCAGCATTTCTTGCTGCTGCTCTTTGTGCTGCTCTCTTACGATTACGATCATAAGAACTCATTGCTTCATCAAGCCATGCTTCAAACTCTTCTTTCTTCATTCCTGCTTTATACTCAGCATCTCTTCTTGCCTTTTGTTGAGCAGGAGTCAGTGAATAGTCGTGACCAAAGTCTCTACCAGTGGAAGTAGTACCTTCACGCTTTCTCTGAGCAGCAAGACGCTTTTCTCTTCTTGCCTGCATTGCAGCAAGTGAATCTGCTTCACTAATAATATCAATCGCTTCCTCATCAATCAGGTTTGCCATTATCCACTCTGCTTCTTCTAGAGTTTCTGCATACCCTTCTACTTGGAGGAACTCAAGAACTACATCAAAAGCATCAAACTCTTCTTGACGAAGTGACTTACGACGCTTCTTCTCAATCTGCTTACGAGTAAGAACTTCTCCTTGACCACGATTCGCATCAGGATCATAATTACTAGGAGGAGTATAATTACTTCCAAAAGTCTTGATGTTTCGTCTTACACGTTGAGTATGTTGCTTATTGCTCATACGACGTGAATCTTCTCCAATTGCTTCTAGTTCTTCTTTCTTGAGGTTTGCTTTACGATACTCCAGATCTGCACGAGTGCCACGATCCATCTTACCCTGTGACTTGGGCTTGGTCTTACCACCTACATCAGGTTGCATACCAGGGTTTGCTGCTTTGACTCTACGACCATGGGTGTATTCAGCACCTGATTGCTTTGAGTCACCAGACACCATCTTACCACCCTGAGAACGGGAGTCGGCATATTCTTTATCTGACTGACCGTGCTTGCCTTTGTAGACTTCCTCAACATCTTGAGGTGCATACATTTGATTATAAAGTTCTTGAATTGTTGCAATATCGTTGTAGTTCATTTGCTCTTTCCTTGCTCTATCGGTTACATAATCGGCACCTGCCTTGACAGCACCAGCACCAACAGAAACTGCCTTAGAAGCACCTCTAACCAGTTTCTTAAGTCCTCTCTTCAGAAGACCATCTCTTCTTTTTCTAGGTGCTGCTGATGAACCTCCATCAGAACCACTGGAAGAAGATGATGAAGGAGTTGAAGAATATGTAGAAGACTCACCACTCGAAGAGGATGATGAAGGAGTTGAAGAATCTGTAGAAGACTCACTACCAGAACCTTTCTTACCTCTCTCATATCCTTTCTTAGCAGCACTCTTAACTGCACTACCTGCTCTCTGTGCCGTACTCACTGCCCTTGCAGCAAGTCCTACACCACCTTGTACTGCCTTTCCTACTTTCTTGACCGCACCTTTGATTCTTGAAAGTGCCGATGCTTTCTTCTCTGAAGAACCACTAACTTTTTGCTTACTGACATTTAACCTTGCTCTTGCCTTAGCACCAGCATCACCACTACCTTCACCAGCAGCTGCGGCAACCTTATTCTTTGCTCTTAGTGCAGCAACCTTTGCAGGATTAGTTACTTCACTTAAAAGTTCCAATTCAGAATCAATCGACTCACAAATCGTTTCTTCTAAAATTTCAATATCAAGTCCTTCTTCCAAGCACTCATTAAAAAACTCAGTTACTTGTTCTTCAATATACTCATCTGTAAGATCATCAAGATCTTCATCAGTAAACTCATCTAAGATACTTTCAAACTTAGGAGCATATACACTCTCATAAAGACTTCGAAGTTCTCCATATTCTGATTGAGATAAAGCTTTCATTTTAATTCTTAAATTACCCTTTATAAGGATATTTATAAAAAAAGAGGGTCTTAATGACCCTCCTCATATGCTTCATATCCATCATATTCTCCAAACAGATAATCATCTGCTTTTGCTGCTTCTTTATATGCTTCTAAAGCATCTTCAGTTTTTACACAATTACATTTACAATTACCTTTACAGAGAGAATCCTGCAAAGGTATCTTTGGTAACGTCTTGCTTGATTCCTCCGACAATGTAAGATTCGACTTCTGTTTCTTGTGGAGCCACTTGGAGACCCTTTGACGAAATCCAATGTTCCGTCCAGGGGAGTGGATTATTCTTTGCTGGTATGTCATAGATTGGTTTAATTCCGATTGCCTTCATTCTACGATTAGCAATCCATTCGACATACTGCTGTAACAGTTTGTCATTTAGACCAATCATAGATCCATCTTTAAACAAATATTCTGCCCAAAGTTTTTCCTGATTTACAGCATTCTCAAAAGTGCGAACTAACCAAGGTTCTTCTTCCTTAGCAATTTTCTTCATCTCAGGATCATCACCGTTCATCCAATTTTTCAGAATATTTTGTGTAATAACTAGGTGTTGATTTTCATCTCTTGCGATGAGAGAGATGATTTTTGCACTTCCTTCCATAAGCTTGAGTTCGCCAAAAGCAAAACTGCAAGCAAAGGATACGTAAAAGCGAATACCTTCAAGAATATTAACATTTGCAACTGCTCTATAGAGTTTGCGTTTGAGTTCATATCTTCCTTCTAGTGCGGTGGGAACTTGCTCTAATGCGTGCATCCAATCATTTCCATTATCATACTGATGTGCATGATTAATGAAATCGTTATATGCTTGTGTCACACTGACTGCACGTTCCATAATACGATCCTCTTTGAGGATAGTATCAAAAACATCTGATGGATTTGAATATACATTCTTGATGATGTAGGTGTAGGAACGACTATGAATCATCTCCATAAACTCCCAAACCTTCATACATGCTTCCAATTCGGGAAGAGAGCAGTATGGAGCAAATGCCATACCAGGACCTCTTCCTTGCACAGAATCAAGCATAACCTGATATTTCAGGTTACTAGTAAAGATATGCTTTTGTTCAGGTCGTAGTGATTGATAATCTCCACGATCTTTCTGAAGAGAGACCTCTTCAGGTCTCCAAAAATAACCAAGTTGCTGAGTAGTTAGTTTTTCAAAAATTGGATACTTGTAAGAATCATATCTCTGAATTCCAAGTGGTTTACCGAAAAACATCGGTTGCTTTTTAGTATCAACCTCTTCAGAATTAAATACGGTCATAGAATCGACCACTGGACTCTCCTCTTTATTTGTCTTAAATCTTACAAGACTCACAGTCTTCCTCCTCTGCTGCTTCTAATTGACTAATCAAAGTATCAAGTGATTCAGTAGATTCTTCATCTACCTCATCAGTTTTAATATCATATGTGTTTTGGTAGTAACTGGTTTTCCAACCGTACTTATATGTAGTTAAAAGATCTTGTGCCATTACAGACACAGGTATCTCATTGTTTGGATAATGCTTAGGATTATAACTCCAGTTACCAGAAATTGCCTGATCAAAGAACTTTTGCATTACTGCAACGATATTGATATAACCTTTATTCGAAGTCATATCCCAGAGCAATGTGTAATTGTTTCTCAGTGTATTATACTGCGGAACAATCTGCTTAAGAGGTCCTTGTTTTGATTTTTTAATGGACAAGAATCCTCTAGGTGGTTCGATTCCATTGGTTGCATTTGACACAACGGAACTGCTCTCTGAAGGCATTTGTGCGGACAGTGTTGAGTTCCTAACACCATACTGCCGTACTTGTGCCCGAAGACCCTCCCAATCATAGTGAAGCTCATTTGGCACAATCTCATCTACGTCCTTCTTGTATGTATCAATCGGAAGAATTCCCTGACCATATTTGGTGCGATCACTATATCCACAAGCACCCTTTTCTTTCGCAAGATCAGTGGTTGCTTTGATCAAATAATACTGGAATGCTTCTGTAAGATCATGAACGAGTTTCCATGCTTGAGGTTCTTCATAGTCCCAACCATTTTTGGCAAGGTAGTGTGCAAGTCCAATGTAACCGATTCCAAGTGATCTACGTGCTTTGGTTGCAATTTCTGCTGCTTTGACGGGATATTGTTGAAAATCAATAAGTTCATCAAGACTCCTAACAGCAAGATCGCAAAGAATCTGAAGATCTTCAAGGTCACGGAGTTTACCAACATTGATAGCACTAAGAATGCAAAGAGCAATTTCACCACTAGTATCATCAATATGCTGCAAAGGTTTAGTTGGAAGTGTAATCTCTTGGCACAAGTTGCTCATCTCAACTTTATCCATAAAGGACGAGTGAGAGTTGCAGTGGTCAATGTTCATAATATAGATTCTACCAGTTTCTGCCCTCTCTTTCAAGAGGTCCATAATGAGTTCTTGAGCACCGATAGTTTTTCTTGGAATAGACTGATCTGATTCATAATCATTGTATAGTGCATCAAATCCATCAGTGCCAAAAGCATCATACAGACCAGGAACGTCGTGTGGAGAGAAGAGTGAGATTTCTCCGTTTTGGATGAAACGTTCATAGAAGAGTTTAGAAATTTGGATACTGTAGTCTAATTTACGAACTCGGTTATCTTCAGTTCCTTTATTATTTTTTAGGACTAGGATGTCTTGGATTTCTTGGTGCCAGATTGGGAAGTGGACAGTCGCTGATCCACCTCTGATGCCATTTTGAGTGCAGCATCTGACAGTTGCTTCAAACTTCTTGAGGAATGGGACAACACCTGTGTGCTTAACTTCTCCACCTCTGATCTTACTGTTGATGCCACGGATTCTGCCTGCGTTGATACCGATTCCCGCCCTTTGTGCAACGTATCTGCCAATAGCCATATCAGAGCTAAAGATAGAATCGAGGGAGTCATCAACATCAACAAGAACACAGCTAGCATATTGTCGAAGTGGAGTTCGCACTCCCG